CGAAGATTTATTCTTGCTTTTGTGACTACATACTTTGCAAAATTCTTTAATTCTTTTTCTACATTGCTTAACATATACTTATATCATTTGGTATAATCACATCAAATGTTAATGCCCAACCAGCCATCTCATTCTCAAATCTATCATAGAAAGGCTCAAAGTTTGGAGAGCCATCTAATTGATATAAGTCTTGATGTAATGTGCCACCTCTTAATACTTGCACCAACTTATTTAGTACTGCTAATTGTGTGTTCAATATATCTTGCTCGTTGTTATTCCCTAAGAATATATCTACTACTTCTTCTTTTGAAATGTTTACCACATCCATTGCTAAAACAGATAAACTAAAGCGTAGTATGTTATCCTCGTTCCCTACATTATTAACTATGATATGAGATAAAGGAAACATTGTTTGCTTAGATAAATCTATTCTTGTTATGTCTCCAGTTGTAACTGTGTTGACATTTACATCTGCTAACAGTTGGTCTTTTATTACTTGGGTAACTTGATAAAATCCTTTCATTTAAAACTTACTTTTTATTTGTTGTGCTTCTATCTCTGCTTTCTCTTTCATAAAGGATAGCATTGTGAAACATTGATGTACATTTAATTTAGTGATATCTTCAAATTTTGTAATATCTCCGTTAGAGAGCCCATAAATTGATTGATACCAACCCCATTTTGCTCCGAAGTTAGCTGCCCTTGAATAACCTCCATTTCCGTTTGATTGGCTGAAGAGTGAATCGTATGCTTCGATAACTCCATCCCTAAATGAAGAAAAAAAAACACTGAACCTATTGCAGAACCCAAAGGCATATCTTTCATTACCTCAGGATTCTTTACATCGTACTCTTCAATGTTATATTTACCAACCTTACTTGTTTTGATTGGTCTGTATAATACATTCATAGCAACGTGCATCTGCTCCCACTTAGAAACATTGTTGTCTAAATCTATATACTCTCCTAAAGACATTTCGTCTAAGTCTGGAATGAATCCGTATTCAATACCATTTAGTTCAAAACGTTCTGTATGTTTTGGTGTTTGGTTAAGTAGTTCAGTTATGATATCTACAATAGCAGCTGCACTAGACATCTTTAGTTTGTAGCTATCTGACAAAGGAATCCCACAAAAGATTTCAATCATTTTAGCATCCAAGAAGTTCCCTTCTGGATTGTTTTCAGCTATCTTTAAATACTTTTGGTATTGTCCTAGTGTTACTTCATTAAGTGATGTTGGTACATTAATCTCTATCTTCATAAATCATTTGATTTTCCCTTAGTTGTATAATGAAAAAAACAAGCTATTTTATGAAATAAGCCTTACAATTTTCATATGCTTTTGTAAGTAGTAAGTAATGGTTAGGTTTTGAAGGCTTGGCAATCCTAATTTGTTTGCCTGTTCTATGATGTATGAAGCATTCTACAACTGCTATCATTTGCCTATTATCCATTGTTAATTCTTTCAGATGCTATGTTAAAATACTTATCATCTTGTTCTATTCCTATAAAGTTTCTATTAAGATTCTTTGCAGCAACTCCAGTCGAACCGCTTCCCATAGTAAAATCTAAAACTGTTTCATTTTCGTTTGTATAGGTTTTGATTAGGTATTCCATTAAAGCAATAGGTTTTTGTGTTGGGTGTACTCTTTTATGTTGTGTAGTTATATTTAAAACATCTTTAGGGAATCTTTGTTTTGCTGAATTGTTAGATAGTTTTAACCTTGTAGGGTTATCTCTTTTATTTATATCATCAAGATGTTTGCTTTTATCTACTATCTTTTCTAAATCTCTGTCATTACCCTTCCCTTTTCGCATTTGTGGATTATATGTGCCAGTAGGCTTTTCAAATTGATTTTTTAAAAAACCGACATTACAAAAGACAAGTATATCTTCTGTGTATTTTAACGGTTGAGCTTTTGCTACCATAAAATTTGCACATTTATCTTTTTCCCATAAAAATCTATGCCTAAATTTTTTAACATTACTAACTAATAACACACTACTAAACGGCTGCTGAGCAAATAACACTATAGCTCCGTTTGGCTTTATTACTCTATTTAATTCTTTCCACATTAAATCTAAATCAATAACACTATCCCATTTACAAGCAGTCGTTCCATAGGGTGGGTCTGTTATAATAGCATCTATACTTTTACTTGGTATTGTTTTCATTATTTCAAGGCAATCTCCTTTTCTCAAATCCATCATCATCATCATCATTTATTAATTATCTCACAAAGTATTTTCCAGCGTTAGGGTTCTTTAATTGAGAAGAAATTGCGTAACGTGCCGCATCAATACAATGGTTAAAAGCATCAATAGGTTTATTAATAGTATTCCCTTCTCTATCTTTCATCCAGGTATAAGATTGCAACTCCTTAATTAAGTTCTTGCTTCTACTTGTTACAAAGATTTTGTTTTGGTTTATTAGATTAATACCATAGACAATTGAGTCTCTTCCTTTAGTACAGGGTAACACTTTATGTCTGTATGTTCTTAGTTCTGCAATTGATTTAGGCTCTGCTGAGTCTGCATATATAACACCCTCTATATTATTTGTAGTTAATAGATTTGAGATGTCTATGTTTAGTAGTTTCTTTTGGTAGATTACTTCATCGAAGATATACCCATCATTAAATTTATATAATCCTATTAATGTAGTTTCGTCATTCTGGTAGCCAAAGTCCATGCCATGACATAGTAACCTTGCCTCTTCTGGCAGTTGGTTTATCTCTTTCCAATCTGTAATACAAACACCATCTAAAGAACCAATCTGACCAAGTCCATATACTTGCCACCAGTTACTCCAATAGGTAGAGTCTTTTGCTTTCTCTCTTGCTCTTTCTATATCTTTTACAATGGTATCTGGTAATGCTTCATTGTCTAAATAGGTTAATGTGATGAAGTCTGCATCATCATTACCAGCTACTTCTTTATGTGCCCAGAAGTTAGCGGTCGGGTTGAAATCTATCCAAATATCTCCAGAGGTTCTAATTGATAGTTGTTGGTATGCTTCAAAGGGAACATTGTTTGCTTCGTTTACATATAATACATTCCTTCTTGCACCTCTTAATTTATCTGGTTGTTCTACTGAGAAGAATTCTATATAGCTTCCATTCGTAAAAGTATAAGTTAAAGATGACCTATTCCATTGGCTATCTTTAAACCTATTAGTTAGCATCATTATCTTTAAGAAGTCTCTAATACACCCCCTTCTTAAATGTGGTATAGATTCAGATACTACACTTGTTTCTAAGTTAGGCGTTCTAATACATCTATCTATTAAGATAGGAAGTATCCCAAAAGTTTTACCAGCAGAAGTACCACCTTGTATTACTTTCTTTCTATTCTTTAGAGCATGAAGTTTTTTAATTGCAGTTGTTGTTTGAAACATCTACAAATCAAATAAAGGTTGCTCACTATTAATTGATATATCTTTTGTTTCTTTTGGCTTACCAGCATAATAGTTATAGAACAGTTGGACATATTTAAAGTCTCCATCTTCAACTCCTTTCTCTAATGCTTTAAATGCCTTTGGTTCTAAAGGAGATAACCTCTCAATCATCTTTACTTCATCTGATTTAGATGGTCTGCCTCCCTTATTTCCTACCGTTCCTTTGTTCTTTTCTCTCTTGTCCATAATCAGTTTAAATCAGTTAACTGATTATATAATAAGAAAAGAGGTATCTTTTTATTTTAAAACATTACTTTTTTTCTTCAACGCTCATATTAATAGCAGTTACAATTGCTTGAACTTCCAATGCTAACTTGTAACACATCTTTTCTAGTAGTGCTATTCTTTCATTTACTGTGTGTTTCTTTTGCTTCATATTTATTATATTTTAATCCTTAACTTAGATTCAGTAACACTAAAGAAGATTCCCCAATCCATTTAAACTCTTTATGTTTGTGCCTTCTCTCTAAGCTAAGAATTTATTTTAATTCTTTTTTTAATTTCTCTATGTATAATGTAGCATCCATCAATTCCTCTTGCAGATGTTGTAGCCATTCTAAGGAACTTAAATCACTCCTATCCATTGTCTTGTTATACTTCTTTATTCCTACCTCTGAACGTTCTTTAAACGAGCCTATAACATCTTCAACTATTGTATCTTTCATATTAATTTATCACTTAGTTCTTGTATCCATTGTCTTAGTCTATTCTTATTACAAGTGCAAATCTCTGAGTACTTATGATTGAAATACTTTGCATGAAGTCTGCACATTGTTTTAAAGTCTTGGTTAGACATTTTAGTTGTGATTCTTTCCTTTACTCCGTTCCATATTAGTTTATCTTCTACCATAAATTTATATCATTTAGGTTCTTTTGTCTCTCTTTACACTTACAATTTGGATAGAGTTTCTTCCAGATGTATTTAATGCCAGTGTAATATGTAATCCTTTCTATTAAGTCTCCTAGTCTCATTATTTAAATTTTAATGCTGCATCTATTAAAACTGAAATAAGGCAAAAAATAACAATGCCTATTAAAATGAATTGAAATATCTCTAATGTTTTTTTTGTATCTCTCATAATTTTTTATTTTAAAGTGATGTAGCCATACTCTATAACTTGGACGGTATTAAAAGTCAGCTACACCTACTTTGATTAATCTTTTACTTTATCTTTTAATGCTTTCTTTACCTTTCTAAATGTATTGTACAAAGAATGGTAGGTAATATTTGTTTTGTTTGATAACTCTGTGATTGAGTATTCATCTTGTATAAGGTTGTACACCTTTTTATCATACCAATGCAGTTTGTCTAACTCTGATTCTACTTTGTCGTTCTCTCCTTGATAGTCTATGT